GCCAGCAGACGAAAGGCAGGTTCTACACGATGAGCGGCAAATCACCAACATCACGCAGTTTAGAGAAACTCAGGCAAGAAGGCTATCTCTGTCAGATCGTCGAGAAGTGGAACCCACATGCTCGCATCAGACAGGACCTATTCGGGATCGGCGACATCCTAGCTATCAGGGACACTGAGACGCTCTTAGTGCAGACAACAAGCCGAGGCAATGTGAACGCAAGGATCAGGAAGATTGAGGAATCGGAGCATCTGCCAGCGATCCTTAAGGCAGGATGGAAGATCGAGGTCCACGGTTGGGGAAAGTTAAAAGCCGGGTGGACTTGCAAGGTGTTTGAATTCTGATTTAGACTCAAGGTTGTTTTATCGCATTGGCTAGGGTAGCTCCCGAAAAGCGGTTTCGTCACCCGCCTGCCAAATGCACCCACAGTGACGATAGACCTAGACGAGGCTCTTATGCACTACTACCCGCATCACATCGGGGATTTTTTGCGTGACACTGTTTCGCTAACCCCACAAGAATCCTACTTCTACCTGCGCTTGATTTGGCTCTATTACGAGTCAGAAAAGCCATTGCCTAACGACACTGAAACCTTAGCTTTTAAGGTAGGAGCGAGAGGTCAAGAAGATTGTCTTAGCTTACTGCTTCGGACGTTCTTCAGATACGATTCAGATCTGAATTCATATACGCATCAGAGGATTGATGCTGAAATTCGCAAGTATCAACGTAAGGCAGAGTCTGCTAGAGGTGCGAATCAGATCCGTTGGACATTAGAAAAGGATAAGAAATCAGATCTGAATTCAGATACGGATCAGATCCTAACCAATAACCAACAACCAATAACCAATAACCATAAGAAAAGCAAATATAGTGTTGATAAGCCGGACAATGTAGATCAACGCATATGGGATGATTTCATCTTAATTAGAAAGAATAAAAAAGCGCCTCTTACTGAAGCAGCGTGGAATGGCATTGTGAGGGAGGCTAATAAAGCTGGCTTTACATTAAATGCTGCACTGCAAGAGATATGCGAAAGAAACTGGACTGCCTTTAAAGCAGACTGGGTGAACAAAGCAAAGCCGGTCGTTCAGCTCAACGGTTTTGAAGGAAGGGGCATTTGATGAAAGGCCACGACTTCGTAAACAACCTTCAGCTTGCAGGCAAACCACCTAAAGCTGTTTTTATCGACTTCTTTGGAAAGCCAGACGATGACCCGGATTATCCGGTTGTTGTCGTTGAGCCTAAAGACCGAGACTTTAGGTGGGTCAGAGGACTACGGGTGCATCTTAATGGAGGAGATCCTGACCACGTTCACCTTATCTTGCAAGCTCTAAAAATATATGCGCCCGCGCGGGTTATCGCTAACTATGCGCTCGGCCTTTATTGGGATTCGGAGGTGGACGCATGAGATACCTATCCGTATGTTCAGGCATAGAGGCGGCAACTGTTGCGTGGCATCCGCTAGGTTGGAAGCCAGTTGCTTTTTCAGAAATAGATAAATTTCCTAGCAGAGTGCTAGCGCATCACTATCCAGACGTGCCAAATCTAGGCGACATGACCAAATATGAGGAGTGGGATTTTGGAGCAATTGACCTTTTTGTCGGAGGAACCCCTTGTCAGTCCTTCTCAGTTGCAGGACTTAGAAAAGGACTGGATGACCCGCGTGGCAACCTCATGCTTACCTTTGGCGCGATTGCTAATCGATTTAGGCCCAGATGGTTGGTTTGGGAGAACGTCCCCGGTGTACTGTCCAGCAACGGAGGACGGGATTTTGGCTCCTTCCTCGGAATGTTGGGCAAACTCGGGTATGGGTTCGCCTACCGAGTGCTTGACGCTCAGTACTTCGGAGTGGCCCAGCGACGCAGACGTGTGTTCGTTGTCGGATACTTTGGAGATTGGCGACGTGCCGCAGCGGTACTTTTTGAGCGCCACAGCCTGCAAGGGCATCCTGCGCCGAGCAGAGAAAAGGGGCAAGAAGTTGCCGGAACCATTGCGGCTCGCTTTGGAATCAGTCGCAACAACCACGAGGAATGCGTAGCGCAGACATTGCTAGCGAGAAGAGGCGGGTTTGATATTGAAACTGAAACGCCAATTGTCGCGCCTAAATCTAAATCCTATAGCATGATTACAGCTAACACGGGTTCAAATGGTTTGGGTGTTTCTGTAGAAATTGCGCCTACATTAGATCGCGCTCAACCGGCAGCAGTGGCGCAGCCGGTGGCCTTTGCTCAAAACACCCGCGACGAAGTGCGTGAAATGCCATATGTTGGGGCGCTTGCTGCTCAATCTGGCATGAAGCAGACAAGTTATATCCGCACCGCAATGCAAGTGCGCCGCCTTACGCCCGTTGAGTGTGAGCGTCTACAAGGTTTTCCTGACAACTACACCAACATCCCAAATGCAGCAGACGGGCCGAGATACAAAGCATTAGGTAACTCTATGGCAGTGCCTGTCATGCGCTGGATTGGAAAACGTATCCAAATGGTGGAAGCATGATGCACTATCACGGCACACCAATTACGCCGCGAGCAGTGCTAGAAACGCTTGCTGGTGAGAACTTCTGTATTAGCTATGCGGAACCGAGAGACTTAAAAGTGTGTCTAAAAATCGGTCAATCACTCATGTTGGATAACGGTGCTTTCTCTGCAAAGACACGAGGCATACCGTTTGATCCTAAAGGCTTTTATGATTGGCTCGATCCAATTTTGGGTCATCCGCACTGGGGTGTTGTTCCTGATGTTATTGATGGCACAGAGGAAGAACAGAGACAACTAGTTAAAAGCTGGCCTTACCCCAAATCGCTAGGCGTTCCGGTTTGGCACTTAGGCTTGTCTCTCGACTATCTTTGCGAGCTTGTTGATGATTGGGGGAAGGTTTGCTTAGGATCGTCTGGCGAATACTGGAATGTCGGTTCACAGAAATGGCAGTCTAGGATGGATGAGACGTTCAATCATTTGTCTAAAGTGTACGGCAGATTGCCGTGGACTCACGGTATGCGGATGCTCGGTCAAGGTCTTGAACGCTGGCCTTTATCAAGCGCTGATTCCACAAATCTTGCGGTCAATCACAAATCAATGAAGGAGTGTGCGTATTGCATTGCAAAGCGCATTGACTCTGAAAACCCAACAACACAATGGTCGTTAAGACCTGTACAGGAGCATTTATGTTTTTAGCTATCGGTGTTTACGCATTTGCAATGACCGCAGCAAACTTAAGCGTGGCGGCATTTGGTCCTGCAATCAGTCCACTTAATGCGTTTCTGTTTATAGGACTTGATCTTGTGCTTAGGGATTGGCTGCACGTTAAATTAAAGCTGTGGCAGATGGGAGCTCTTATAGCATCTACAGGTCTTTTAACGTATTTGCTAAATCCTGCGTCAGGAAAGATTGCCATTGCATCTGCGGTTGCTTTTACAACGGCGGCGATTGTTGATTGGTTTGTTTTTGCAAAGCTAAAAGGATCGTGGGTAAAGCGAGCAAATGGATCAAATGTAGCTGGTGCTGCGGTTGATTCCATCATCTTTCCGACTTTAGCTTTTGGTGTACTGATGCCTCACATTGTTTTGCTACAGTTTGTCGCAAAGGTTTTTGGTGGGTTTTTGTGGTCGATGATTATTAGGAACAAAGCATGATCCTCGAAAACCTCGATTATCAGGCGTGGTACGAGCAGATGGAAGCATCTGTGAAAGTCAGACCCGCTGCCGACTGTATGGACGATCTCATTGAGGAGATGAGGAATCCATCTGAAGAGCCGAACATCGTCATGCCGTTTGCAAAACTTGCGGACAAGTTCACCTACAGGCTCGGTGAGGTCACGGTTCTTGCAGGGCAAAACGGATCTGGCAAAAGCCTTCTCGCGGGGCAGATCGCTCTGCACCTGATCCATCAAAACCAAAAGGTAGTCATTGCTTCGTTCGAGATGAAGCCGGTTAGGACACTTAAGCGAATGGTCAGGCAGTGGTCGCGGTCGTCGTTTCCCACAATGCAAGCCCACGAGAAGTTTAAGGAATGGGTCGCTGACAAACTTTGGTTTTACGACGTACAAGGAACTGTAAGCCCACCTCAAGTTCTAGGGGTCGGTGTTTACTGCAAGACGATGTTGGGTTGCCAGCACTACTTCATCGACAGCCTAATGAAGTGCGTTCGCGGTGAGGACGATTACAACGCACAGAAAAATTTTACAGACGAGCTGTGCGGTCTTGCGCGAGATCAGAATATTCACATTCATCTTGTTCACCATATCAGGAAACAGTCGGATGACAACAGAACACCCTCTAAAAACGATTTAAAGGGGTCTGGGAGCGTCGCAGATCAAGTGGACAACGTAATCCTCATGCACAGAAATAAATCGAAGGAGCGCGATTTTGAGGCTAATGGCGTGGTGGACCATTCCATCCCGGATGCCTTCCTATCTTTTGAGAAGCAAAGGAATGGCGAATGGGAAGGTGTTGCGAAACTCTGGTTCGACAGGCAGAGCCAGCAATACGTTCAGGAAGTCGGAGGATTGCCTACCGACTATCAGCCCAAATCATCCGACCATCGGTAAACACTTTGCGGGAAAAAGCAGGGTTACGACAATGTAATTTTACGGAGGCGATATGAATGAACCAACGAAAAAGCTAGCAAAACACCCTAACTGGCCGTTTCAACAAACGTTAGTTAAAAACAAGTGGGTTAAGAAAAAGAAAGTCACAAAGCGCGACATTTTGAAAACCATAGAGGAGTCACCATTTTGAACCACCCAGAATTAGTCACCGCACTTGCCAAACCCGGATGCGACATCCTCGACGATCTGAGCCCGGATCAAGCCTTTGTGCTTCACATGTCCATTGGAGTCTCTGGCGAAGCGGGAGAGCTTTTAGACGCGATTAAGAAGTGGGCGATCTATCAAAAACCTTTGGACATTGACAACGTCATCGAGGAGCTGGGCGACATTGAGTTTTATCTCGAGGGCATCCGACAAAAGCTCGGTCTCAATAGAAACAGAATCCTTGAGCACAACATCGAGAAACTAAGAAGGCGCTACGGCACGAAATACACGAACGAAGCAGCACAAAGGAGAGCAGATAAATGAGTTTTACAAGGCTTCAGAAACAGGCAAAGATTGATCGAGGATTGGCCTGTCTTAAATATATGCAGAAACGAATTGGCCCGGTGACAGTAAAAGAACTGGCCGAAAAGCTGAAGATAAGCCCAAAGTTGATTCAAAACGCGCTAATGCCTTTACTAGCCGAGGGCAAGATCACAAGAAGGTTGATGTCGCATCAGTCATCGGTCGCTAAGAAGATTGGCCGGGCATACGGTTACAACGCAATCGAAATCAAGTTGCAAAACAGAACCAAACCTTTCCTTTGGAATAACCCTTTTGGAATTCAACATGAAAAAACAAGAACCGAAACAAGAGCGTGACTGGGTCAAGGTGTATCTTTACGAGAAGATCACCATCGTCCCCCATTACATCAAGAAGAACGTCTATGTGCTTCCCGGTGGGCGTGAAATCGACGAAGAAACATTAGTGGACGCTGGCGCATTTCAAGCAGCGACATATCTATGGCCGAGGTAACTTGTAAAACCCATCCAGATGCACCGCATGGCTTTGACCGCAATGCCTCACATAATGCTGACAGGTATGTGTGTGAGTGTGAGAACTGGGAACCAAAGCCTGTGGCTCATGTTTACCGGATTGAACCAAACGGTAGACCTTGTGTTGCCTGGGATGATGCAAGTGGGATTGAGGTTGGCGCAAAACTTTACGCTGCGCCGCGTGAATGGGTCGGGCTTACTGGCGATGATATTCACGATGCCTTTTGTCACGCTGAATACGATGCCAGTCAGGATTGGAACGATGACCCGGAAGGTTGGTGCAAAGCGTTTGCCAACTATGTCGAAGCTAAATTAAAGGAGAAAAACACATGAGCAGAGAAGCCATTGAAGAAGCGATAGAAGTGCTAGAGGATGCAAGCGCAGATATGCTGATGGAAACAGGCGATAAAAGTTACTACGTCGAAGCCATCGCCGTTTTACGCCAAACACTTGTCGATGCCGACGACACATCACAAGAACGTGTTGATGAAATCGTAAAAGATGAACATGAGCCGGTGGCGTGGGCCAATTCATTCGACCTGCAAAACTTTGACATGAAAGTGCGGACAGGTCCTGACCTGCACCACACAGTGCCCCTCTACACCGCACCACCAAAGCAATGGGTTGGGCTGACGGATGATGATTATGAGGAATTATTAAGGACTAGGGATTGGGGTGTTTATTTGATTGAAGCAGTCGAAGCCAAACTGAAGGAAAAGAACAGTGGATAGAGACGACATTGATGACTTAATGCGAGACAACGGCATCGTAGTAGTGGGTGAGGCCGTTTACGCTCTTTGTCAAATAGTCGCAGCGCATGAAAGAGAGGCATGTGCGAAGGTGTGTGAAGAGCGACAAGAAGTTTTTCAAAAGTATTACACAAAGGGGCTTGCAGCGATGTGCGCTGAAGCAATCCGAGCAAGGAGTGAGCAATGAACGGAGCTGAAATCCAACGGATGGCGCACAACCTCGGAATCGTTCACAACACCGATCAAGTCAAGTGGTTGGTGAAACAGATTCTCCGTAAACATAAACCGCTGACCAAAACCGAGAAGATTTACCTTAACCACCTTACTCAGCCTTACTCGCTCATAGAGTTATCAAAACACTTCGGCTGCACCACTGAAGGCGCAAGGAAGCACCTAAAAGCGCTGATGGCAAAAGGTCTTGTGGACAGGGAAACTCGGTACAAATGGACGGCGGGTAGGCATGGGGCATGGGCGTGGTACTACTTCAAAAAATGAAAGACTACACAGCAGGGCATACGGTCTGGATGACTCCCAAAGACAAGACACCACCGCTCGGATCTAAGATGTTGCTATTAAACCCCGGTGGAGTTTGTGTCATCGGTCACTGGTCAGATTGGGCAGTAGCGTGGGCTCCGTTGCCTAAAGTACCTGAGCATATAAAGGAGTTACTGTGAGCGACAACGTTAATCACCCTAGACACTACACAAAGCATCCGTCTGGTGTTGAGTGCATTCAGATCACCGAGCACATGACCTTTAATCTCGGTAATGCAGTGAAATACATTTGGCGAGCAGACCTAAAAGGAAAGCAGGTCGAGGATCTTAAGAAAGCAGTTTGGTATATCAACCGCGAAATACAAAGGATACAAAATGGATCTCAAGAAAGCAGCAAGACAAGCGTATTTGAACAGTCTGACTCAGGATCTTACGGACTGGGACAAAATTGAGCTACAACTGGAAGAAATAGAAGAAATGTCGGCTGAACTGGAAGAGAAAAGTAAAGAGCTACTCAAGTCAATCGAAGCGTTCAAAAAGGACCTTGATTCCAAACATTGAGCGAATTACAATGATTTCGGACCTCCTCCTTGTTGGTTAGCCCTCGCAATGAGGGCATTTTTTTAGGCAAAGCAATGAAAAAGCACTTTCTGGAAGCCTTGCGAGCAGAGAAACCGGCTAAATACCCCGGCGATTTCATTATGTGCCTACTCCACGGTGTCACCAACGCACACATCCTGCACCTACAATCTAAGTCGTATGCCGAGCACAAGGCTTTAGGCTCTTATTACGATGATCTGGGTGACTTAGTAGATTCAGTGGTCGAGCAGTATCAAGGTCTGGAAGCTAGGATTCTCAACTACCCTGTCGAGTACAGACCACCAGAGCAAACGGCAATAGCTGAATTAGAGTACATGCTTGAGTATGTAAGGGTCTATAGAAGCTCGATGGGTGATGACTCAGCCATTCAGAACAGCATAGACGAGATCGTTGCGCTCATGCAGTCAACGCTCTACAAACTTAGATTCTTAAAGTAATGCCCTACCGCAAGACAACAAAGGGATGGTATTGGGGAAGCAAGGGACCATTCCCTACCCTACAAAAGGCTCAGTCTGTAGCAAGAGCAGCATACGCATCAGGATATAAAGATGCCGCGAACACCGAAGCAAACAACCTGTCGAGAGTTAGGTTGCAAGAATCCAAAGGTCAACGGCTCAAC